GGATTTTAAGCCTAAACAAGTACGGCATTTTATACGATTACTCAGAAGATATGGCCAAAAAGAATTAGATAAAGATCCTTTAATTACAATAGATACTATTCATTCAGTTAAAGGTGGGGAAGCTAATCATGTAGTTCTGTATAGTAAAGGAAACTACCCTTCAGACTTTGAGAATAAAAATAAGAAAGAAAAAAGTGATGAAAAAAAAGTTTGGTATACAGGGGCTACTAGAGCTAAAAAAACTTTACATTTATTAAGATCTGACTATAAGTTTAATTATCCAATTGGATCTGATTATTTAATTTACATTCAGGAGAAAAAATGACAGATAAAGATATGTTTGATAAAGCATTTCCTCAAGACAAACAAATTGGAGGAACTCATTATAAAAACTTTCGTATTCAACCTTTTGAATTTATTACCAAAAATAAATTATCTTTTTTTCAAGGATGTGTTGTGAAGTATGTTTGTCGCTATTTAAATAAAGACAAGATAAAAGATTTACAAAAAATAATTCATTATTGTGAATTAGAAATTAAAGCTATAGAAGATGATAAAAAAAATAAAATGTAATGAATGTGAAAAAAATGCAGTCATTCTTGAAAATAAAATTTATTATTGTGGTGATTGTGCTGTCGAGCAATTTATTACTAAGTTGCACAAAAGATTACAGTCTAAGCCCGTGGACAGTAATAAGACACTTAGGAAAGATAGGTGAATGACAGGATTACAGTTAACATTGGAATTTAAAAAATCTATGTGGAATACTCCCAGTGAGTATAAAGATTTATCTTCTGCAACAGAAATAGCAATTGATTTAGAAACTAGAGATGAAGGTATTAGTAATGGCCTTGGAGCTGGGTGGGCTTTAGGAAAAGGAGAAATAGTTGGGTTTGCAGTAGCGGTGGATGGATGGCAGGGTTACTTTCCCTTTGGTCATTTAGGAGGAGGTAATATGATTCCTGCACAAGTAAAAGCTTATATGAAAAAAATATGTGCTTTACCGTGTCCTAAAATATTTCATAATGCTCAATACGATGTTGGTTGGTTACAAGCATCAGGTATAGAAGTTAAAGGTGAAATAATTGATACGATGATTGCCGCAGCGTTAGTAGATGAGAATAGATTTTCTTATTCTTTAAACGCATTGTCAATTGATTATCTAGGAGAAATAAAAGCTGAGACAGATTTAAAAGAAGCTGCAGCCTCGCATGGAATAGATGCTAAAGCAGAAATGTGGAAATTACCTGCAGAACATGTTGGTTATTATGCTGAACAAGATGCACGACTCACGCTTAATTTATGGCAAAGATTTAAACAAGAAATATCGACACAAAGTTTAACCACTGTTTGGAACATGGAACAACAATTAATTCCTATATTAATAAAAATGCGTCAGAGAGGTGTTAGAGTACAAGTGGAAGAAGCTGAAAAATTACAAACAGAAATGAAGAGCCAAGAAAAAGAATTACTGTTGGACATAAAAAAAGAAGCAGGAATAGAAGTAGACATTTGGGCAGCACGCCAGATTGCCAAAGCTTTTGACAAACTAAAGTTACCATATCCACGAACTGAAAAAACAAAAGAGCCTTCCTTTACTCAAAATTGGTTAATAAATAATAACCATAGACTAGCTAAGTTGATTGTTCAAGCCCGAGAGATAAATAAATTTCATGGAACTTTCTTATCTTCCATCATGAAATATCAAATCAAAGGGCGAATTCATGGAGAGGTTCAACAGCTTAGATCCGATTTAGGAGGAACTGTATCTGGTAGATTAAGTATGACTAACCCAAATTTACAACAAGTACCGGCTAGAAATAAAGACTTTGGTCCTAAAATAAGAAGTCTCTTTGTACCAGAGGAAGGATATAAATGGGGGAGCTTTGATTATTCCCAACAAGAACCACGAATGACGGTTCATTATGCAGCCTCTATTGGAGAAAATGGTTATTCAGGTGCTAATGAATTGGTAGAAGCTTATCAAAATTCTAATGCGGACTTTCATCAAACTATAGCTGACTTGGTAGGGATTGAAAGAACTCAGGCTAAAACAATTGGATTAGGTTTAATGTATGGGATGGGTAAAAATAAATTAGCTATTTCATTAGGTGTAAGTAAAGAAGAAGCCGATGAATTAATTATTAAATACAATAACAAAGTTCCTTTTGTAAAAAAATTATCTAACAGATGTAAATTAGCAGCCGATGAAAAAGGAGTTATTAGAACTAAAAAAGGTAGAAAATGCAGATTTGATAAATGGGAAACTAAAGATTTTGGTTTGCATTTGGCTGAAACATTTGATAATGCAGTAGCTAAATATGGTAGAGACAATATTAAAAGAGCTTACACTTACAAAGCATTGAATAGATTAATTCAAGGATCTTCGGCAGACCAAACTAAACAAGCTATGTTAGATTGTGCTACTGCTGGTCATTTACCTATATTACAAATTCATGATGAACTTTGTTTCAATGTTAAAGATAAAAAACATGCAGAAGAAATTAAAAAAATAATGGAAACTACAATAGAATTTAAAGTACCTTCTGTTGTAAAATATGGATTAGGAGGAAATTGGGGTGGAACAAAGTAAAGCTTTAATAGGGTGGTGTGCAGGTTTATTTGATGGAGAGGGTAATGTTAATTATGCTCAATACAAATCTAAAAATCCAAACGGTAACATTTATATGAAATGGAATGTGGGAATGGAAATTTCTATGACTCACTTAGAAACTATTCATCATTTTTATCAAATTATTCAACAGTTAGGATCTATTAATTATAAAAAAAATGGAGGCTTTGGTAGAAAAGATCAATGGAGATGGAGATGTAGTCATCGCAAAGCTTTAGTAGTTGCAAAATTATTATTTCCTTATGCCTTAACTAAGCGTAAAGATTTATTAAAAATAATAAACCATTACGAATTTACCAAGCCACTAGATAACCTAAATACAAAATTTAATTTTTTTAAAAAGAAAACTTAATATGATCGACCCTGGAGTCCATTTACTTTTTGGGATACCTCTTTTTCATTCTAATGACTATCAAATATCTATAAAAGAAAAAAATTTTTTAATAAACCTATGTCAAACAAATCATTTAAATGAAGGTAATAATAACTCATCTTCTGATCAATATATATTAAATCATTCTGAATTAACTAATTTAAAAAAATATTTTGATTCTAAAATAGAAGAATATACAAAAAAATATTTAAAAATATCTCACCTGACGGAATTTTATATTACACAAAGTTGGGTAAATAAAACTCCTGAAGGTACTTATCACCATGAACATTCTCACCCTAATAGTATATTGAGTGCCGTATATTTTATAACAGAAAGTTTATCTCAAATTACTTTTAGAAGAGACTCACCTTTATTTTCTACTTTTCAATTTGCGCTAGAAGAATATAATAATCTAAATTCCGAAAGTTGGAGTATGCCAGATGTTAAAAATAGTTTATATTTATTTCCTAGTACATTAAAACACTTTGTTCCTGTAAATAAGAATAAAGAAACTAGATACACACTTTCGTTTAATGTTTTTGCAAGAGGTGTAATAGGTAAAAGTGACAGATCAACAGCATTAAAAATATGAAAAGCCGATAGATAACCTAGGAAAAAAACTTAATTTTTTAAAAACAATAAAAACTAGCTAGCTCTATTAAGAACTAAGTTTTCTTGTACATCCTGATATTTAATACTATTTCGAGTAGATTTAATATCAGTTTCTATTTTAAGCATGTCAACAGTACAGCAACCATTAGTCATTAATTCTGCTGACCACTTATGTTCAAGATGTTGAAGTTGTTTCAACAACTCTATTTTTTTGGGACTCATTATTCAGTTCCTCATAAGTTATGTGAACTTGCTTATTGTTACAAAAATCATCTTTGTAAGTTTCAATATTTCCTTCGCTCACAAGTTTAGAAAACTTTTCTAAAGCCTCCACATCGTTAGCTGCATTTAGTTTAGTATCTAAATACTTTCCTCCCATACGAGCTTGGACTCGATAAGCCTTCATAAGATATTATAAGATATTTTAAAGGAATGGTCAATATTATACCCTTCTGGGTCAATAGCTATACAATGTGCCTCATAGTGCTCCATAGACCCCTCTTTTTTTTCGATTCTATCCTTAACTGTCATACCTATAGAGTAAGCTGCAGACCTACACTGAGAATCGCTTAAAATAGGGTTTTGAATAAAATCTCTGCAAATAACCTTAGTTTCTATGGTATAACACATGCTGCCTAATAATATGAATTTTAAAATCATTTTATGTTGGGTATCTAAGATCTACTCCACAATGAAATTTTATATAAATTTTGTGCTTATCTACATCTTCTTTACCAATTTCTTTCATTTTATCAAGGGATTGTTTATATCCTTCCATCATGCATTCATAAGTTGAAGAGTAAGTTTGGGGTAGGGTATAAGGAGGTAAACAAGTACCAGCTGTTCCTGAGCATATAATAAGGGCTAAAAATATTTTCATAATTTAATTGACTTTTTCAAGTCTCCCATGTAGTTAAGATAAGTGAAACAAAAAAGTAAAAGTTCAATATTAAATAGTATCATGAGTGATGTAGATCAACAATTATCTTCTATACCTTCTGTTGATGTTGATGGTTGTCCAATTGAAGACTCTATGCATTTTGATATGTACATTGATGGTATAACTACTATTTCATTTAAGGATGGCCTAGGAAATATCCATTATCCTTTTGGACGAACTATAGCAACTATTTTAGTATTTGATGAACTTGAAGAACGAAGCAATCAACCACAGGAGAAAGATAAATGAGTAATGTAAACAATGAAGATACTGTCTATGACCGATTAGAAAAAGGGATTGATAGTTTATGTACAGAAGTAAAACAATTAAGAGAAGAAAATAAAAGACTTAAAGAAAGTTTAGGTATTAATGTAGTAGACGATGAAGGTTTTCTTTCACACCTAAAAAAAGCTGTAAATAATATTGGAGATATTATTAGAAAGGAATCAAAATCATGAACACTAATAAATGGA